TTGCCCTACTTTAATACCTCCTTCTATGTTTCTAAATGCAGCGGGTGTATCAATCTTAGATTCTAAAGCCGGCTTAATATCTCGTACCCTAAAACCTCTACCTTGTAAAACTTTTTGAATAGCATTATCTGAAAAACCTTTTTCCCTTCCTGCAATAATAGTTTCTTGTATACCTGCGGCAGGGTCATTAATGGTTTCAATAAGTTCTTGTACTTCTTGTGGGGGAGCTTCAACAGTTTCTTCGACTGTAGTTTCAGTAACTGTTTCGCCTAATCTTTCTAGCGCTTGCTCGACCTTCTGATAAATGCCTGTCCCTTCAAGCTGTTGTTGAATGGAACTTTCTCGAAGAGATTGTAAAATGTTGAGCCTGGTTTGTTCACCGATGTACCTGGAGTTAACTGCTCGTTTTTCTTTGGCTTCATATTTAATTTGTTTTTCATTTAGTAGTTTTATTAGTGCGTCAAGTTTATTACCAAACTCAGCATTAGTTCCTGAGTCTAAGTCTAACAAAGATAAGGAATTATTTGCTTGATTCAAAGTAAAGTCAGTTATCCCAGCAGTCTTAAGGGCTTCCAAAGTTTGAGGTATGTCGTTTACTGTTAATAAATATTCTTCAGCATTACGAGTAGAATCCGTTTCTTCTACATAATCTGCAGCTATGGTAGACTCTTGTGTTTCTGGAGCAAGAGCACCTAATATGCTCGCTATTTGGTCAGCCTGGTCTCTATTAACATCGCTTCCTAAGTTTACTACATTAGATATCTCTACTATTTCTACACCTTCATCATTTTTATAGCCGCCAATTGCTTCGTCAATAACACCTTGAGCTTCATAAGCATTTAATACATCATTAATGGTTTCTATTTGTTGTTTGTATTCAGGTTGTTGCCTTAAATTTACAGCGTCTTCCACTGTTTCAATTGTTGTAGCAAAGAGAGGAGCTACATTTATTCTTGGAGTGTCGAGTGCGACACTCTCATCTTTCACTGCAACTTCTTCAGCAGCTTGTTCTGTTGATGTTATCGGCTCAGCTTGCAGTCCTATGTCTTTAAGCTCTTGCTGAATTGCTGTTATTCTTTTTACTTCTTTGGCAACTAAGTTTACATCTTTACCTGCAACATAATTTTCAAGCTCTAATTTTTCCAGTAATAAATTAGCTGCTTGTTGTTGTTGCTCTGGATTTAAATTTTGTGTAGGTATTTGATTGAATATACCTTGAGCTAACTCAAAGTTTTCTTTTATTTGTTCGGCTTCCCTTTTAGATATTTCGTTTCTTTGAAGCTGCCCATCTACTGTGGCTTCTAAAAATTGCTGCGAATAGTTAGAGTTGACTATGGGTAATTGGTCTATCTCTACCGTCATGTTTCCTCTTTCTTTGTTAAAAGGCTCTATGATGTCTTGATATTTGCTTTCAGATACAGTATTATCTAATTGAGATTTAGCTCTTGATTGAGCTATTTTTGCTAAGCCCGGGCCTACAGAAGATAAAGGCCCACCGATAAAACCACCTATTGCAAAAGCATCTAAGTATCTCATTAGAGCATTTTCAAAAGAGTCGGATTCACCAAGTATTAAAGAATCTAAAACATCTTCATTTAGTTCTGCCGCTACTTCTGATGCTCCTTCAAACCCAAAACCTCTTGCAAATTCTTTACCTACATCTCTTAATTTTAAAAGCACTGCTTCTTTACCACCCGACTTGTATATGTCTTGAAATACTTTAAAACCTCTTCTTGCCAATCCTCTTGTCACTAACTCAAAAATTCCTTCTCCTATACCTGTCCCAGTGGCATTTACAACTGTTCTTAAATTTAAATCGTAACCCTCATCTTGAGACCTTTTAAGTTTTGATGCTGCTGCCCCACCTCCTAATAATGCAAATCCACCTCCTGTCATTGCTAAAGCCACCTGTGGTATTGCACCCACTACTTCATTGAGAAGCCTTGAAAATCCTTGAATTGTTCTAGGAGAAAAAATATCTTGAACTATTCCTGTATCATACTCTGTTACTGCTGCTCTTAACTCATCAGCACGTTCCATCATTTTTCCTGTTGTTTCAGGGTCTATAGCAACACTTGAAATCATAGGAGCTTTTCCAGGTAATGCACTGATAGTTTTAGGAGACATTAAAGAGGATGTAAATTTTCTTCTCTCATCCGGACTCATTTTATTTACAGCATCAGCTAACTCTGGATTTAATAAAGGAGCAAACGTACCAAACACACTTTGGCCCAGGTATGTTCCTAAGTCTCCTATTCCTCCAACCGTTCTTAAAAAATTTGATTTGAAAATTTTTGCTAAATCTCCCTTTGGTTTTTCTACTTCTTCAGTTACGGTTTCGGTAGTTGTTTCGCCAAATCTATCTTCGTTTAATTTTTTACCTCTACTTAAAATGTCTTGTCTTAGAGAATCATTTTTAATAAGCAGCTCTTGAAGTTCGTTTTGCTCTTCTAAAGATTTATCTGGATTGTCTTCTAGCTCTCTAAGTTTAGTTTGTGTGTCTTTGTATAATTCAAAGCTTGCATTTATACTGTCGCTTTCTTCTCTAAATACTTCATCGCCGGGGTCAATACCCGTAGGAGAAACCGGCAAACCATCCTCTGAATCGGATACCGTATCTTCGTCTTGAATTTTTTTTTTTGAAGAATACTTTTGTGTAAAAGATTCTTTATCAAAAGAGTATAAATCTTTTTCTTTCACAGCATTAAAAACCCTGTCGACATACTCGGGATTAGAAAACTCAACCTCAAACTCTTCAAAAGGTTTTGAAATCAAATCTTGTTCGACAAGAACATTATATAACTTTTGTAGTTCTTCCATATTAGTCTAAAGGTTTTGAGCCTTGTGGCTGTGATGCTCTTAATGTTATATCAGTAACTAAAGTTTTTAAAGGTTTAAATTGATACATTTTAAGGACTACATCATTAAGTAACTCCTGGTCTGACTTAAGAGTACCGTCTGCTTTTCTTAGGCTTACTTTTTCAGTATCATCTCCAAATTTTATATTGATAGTCCCTCTTCCTGTTAAATTGTTTCCTACATTACCTTGCGTATCAAATGTAAAACCAAATGTTTCACCTACATTATTTAAAAAATTAATTGCACGCTTTTTATAATTACCTGTTTCTCCTTCTTTTTCGTTTGTAAAATCTACAAAAGTTGTAACCTGCTCTAACACGTTACCTAAAGCATTTTCATCAACACCTGAATCTTCGATATACTTAGTAAATTGAACTTGCTCTTCGGGTGTAAGAACTTGATTGATAAACTCCGGAGGTATTTTATCTTTGTTTCTTGCAACAAAATCAAACTTTCTAATTAGATTAGTCTGTATTTCTTGTGCTGTTAATTCATCTTCTGCCTGTGGTTCTTTACGCTCTACAGTTATAGCTCTTGCAAGCTTATCTCTTACGTGTTGAAACGCAGCTTGCTTTTGTGTATCTGATATTTCAAATTCATTTGAATCTTGATTAAAGTATAACTCGTTAGGGTTATCAGATTTCTCTGTAACTATATTATAGTTCATACTATCTGCTAGCACACTTTCAAGTTCAAACCCCTGGTCTATTAACGAATTTACTTCAGCGTCTAAACCTTTCATCAACTCATCATTGTTAACCAACTCATCATACATCATACCTTGATACTTCAAACTTTTACCTGATGAGTCTTGAATAAACTTAGTGCCTAAAGCATCTGCCACCTTAGCTACCTCTCCATTAATGTTGTATGAGTCACGTTTGTATTTAGAAAAATAACCTAGCTGAGAAACATCTAAAGTTTTATCAGTCACTTCTCCATTCTCATCTAGCTGAGCTATGATAATACTACCAGTACGTGGGTCAACGTTTACGGCTATACGACCAAAGTCTGTATAGTTTTGCATCATCTCGTGCATAAAGACCTCTATCTGAGAAGCTGTACCGTTTTGTGCACGTGTAGCAAACTCATCAAAGTTTTTGTTAAAGTTTCCTACAGCGTCAAATAGAAGGCTTGTTGATGAATTTAAATTGTTCTCAAAATTTTTATACTGACCCAGTGTAGTTTGTTTGTCTTTATACCTATTAAAGTTAGCAAGTGAATATTCTTTTATTTGGTCGACTGCAGAGGTAATAACTGTATTAGCTACTTCGTTTTGCCCAGACGGTCTATTAATTAATAATTTATCAAAATCTTTCCTGTTGTCTAGGATAGATTGTTTTTCTGTCTCACCCTTTTCTTTTCGTGCTTTTATTTCATCGGTAAAACTTTTACTAATTTCTGACCAATCAATAAATAAAGGTTGTGTATTTTTATCGTATCCGTATCCTACTGGCATAATTTAATTTTTAATTAGAACCTTGTGGTGGAGTATAACCACCCCCTCCACTTGCGTCACCAAAAGAGTTTTCTGTACTACCAGTTACAACATCTTCTTCTAACTCTACATCTTCTTCTCCAAACTCAGGTTCGTCTGATTGAAGCCCCGCCAACATATTACCTAAACCTTTAACTCCAGATTGTAAATAGCTTTGTTCTAAAGCCATCTGATTTTGTAGCATCGATTGGAGTCCCGTTAAATTTTTTAATTGAACATCAGCCATTTTTTGGTCTCCTCTTTGTAAGGCCATCGCTCTATTAAGAGCAAGGTTTGTAGCTCTATCATCGAATTGAACGGCAGCTTTTTGCATAAAATCTTGCACTCCACTTAAAGACCTACCCCCTCCATAAACCCCTCTATCAGAAGCTGCTTGTCTAGCTATTATATCTTGTGCAATTACATTGGCTGTATCCAGCCCTCTTTCTAACCCTTTAGTGGAAAGCGATACGTTTGCAAACCTATCTCTTCCTAAACTGTCCATAGTTTGTTGAAAAGCTGAATCAATAGCTGATTGAGATTCTTTTCGTTGTTCTGCTGCTGCTCTTGCTTTTGCAAAACTAAAACCAGTGCTTGCCACTGGAACTGCTACTGAAGCTATGTCTGCTACAACTTTACCTCCTTTTTTCAATACTGGAGCTACTGCTTTTCCTGCTGCAATAACAGGTTTTGCTACTGCAATAACAGGTTTTGCTATTGCTGCTGCTCCCTTTCCTACTATCCCTGCAACTGAGCCTACTGCTGAACCTATGCTTGCTAGCGCACTACCTACTGCTGTACCTGCTGCCATATTATATTTTTTTAATTAATTCTGTTGTTTGACTTCCTTTTATAAATCCTAAATTTAAAAACTTATTTATTAAATTCTGATTATTATTATTAGAAAATACATACTCAACTCCAGACTCTTTACAATACGCTATTAAAGTTTCTAATAAATAATTCAAAGCTTCGTTTCTATTTTCTTTTATGTTTCTGTCAGAGATAATCCATTCAACCCAAGCTACATCAGCATTGCTTCCAAAATATATAAATCCTGCACACACAGGTTTATCATCTAACATTACCATCAAACCGCCTTCGCCGTTTTCAGGTAAAAAATTTTTTTGTGGAGCTTCTTTCCAACCCCAATCTTTCCACCATCCTTTTAATACATCTTCATAATCAGATGGATTTAACTTCCTTATACTAAATTCCATACTACCACAAAGATACTAATTTTACGGATAGCTTTTCATAACTTCGGACTCTACTGCAAATAGTTCTACAGATGTAGTGTTTTGATTTACCAATGAAAAATTAAGCAAGTGACCTAACATTCCATGAGTTTCTGCCTCCATATTTTTGATATATAATATATAAGGGTCAGCTACACCAATTGGCTGAGCTCCTGTTATATTAGTATTAGCAAATAATCTGTTAATACCACTAACTAAATCTACCTCTATGTTTGTAATTTGTCCTGCAAACTTTACTGTCGTATATGCTGGTTCAGAAAAATATAAATAGTCTCCAATACTTACTATATTACCTATAGCTACAAGTGGATTCGTAGAAAAATTAACTGTAAGAACATTACTTTGTGACGACCAGCTAGCTGCTTTACCTATACCATTAGCTGACCTCAAAGCATATTCATCTGCCGCAGCTGGTATAACTCCATTCTTTCTTAGATACGCAAAGTATGCGCCTTCTTTTTTTATAAACCATGTTGAATCTATATACCCGTCATTCTGAATATCTGTCTGCATGTTTACTGACCACGGAGAATCAGTTTCTAAATTTAAAGCTTTGAATACTTTATTCTCTAATGGGTTTTGATTAAACACACTTGTTATCTGCGAGCTGTATTGTTGACCGTAATAATTGTTTCTTGTCTCGTTGGTATTGTGTTTGTAAATGTTACCACCTTTAAATGAATATAAATAATTGTTCATACCCAACATATTTTCAGGTATAAAAGAATAAAATGATGGCCACCCTTTTACTCCATCACTATACGTTAAAGTATATTCAGTAGTAACAGGGGACGGAACAGGAGGTACTGTGCTTGGTGTAGGTGGCGTAGGTGGAGTAGGTGGGGTAGGCGGAGTCGGGCTTGGTACGCTACACGTATCAGAATTATATATTAAATTGTTTTGTCCACCCATATAGCCATGGTAAAAACACTCATAGCTGACCGTTCCATATCCACCAACTACAGTAATAGTTACATCTCCCCAGTAATATGTATAAGTATTTCCATCTAAACCTACCTTAGGGCCTACAGCATTTGTTCCTGTATAACTTATAACATTAGTCAAGTTAAAGTTTTGTATAGCAATAGGATGAGCAGAGGGTACGTTTTTCAATACATACGTACCTACATTTGTACCGTATGTTCCATAGTTTCCACCAAAAACAAACTTATTACCACCGCTAATGTTTTGTATAGTTACTTCGTTCTCTGCACCTAAACAATAGTCAGGTGTAGGTGTTGGCGCAGGTGTCGGAGGACTGGGAGGCGTAGGGGGTACAGGCGGTACAGGAGGCGTTGGTATTGGACTAGGCGCATAACTTCCACAATCTGTATTACAAGGTACATCTATTGGCGTAGTAACACCTGAAAGAGAATTTCTTGCAACTGGTTGACCGTTATATCTAGTGTCTGACGTGTCAATACAAGGGATGGTTGTTTCTCCTTCTAAAAGAGTTACTCTTTGTACTGTTCCATTACAACAAACAATCGACCATCTACATTCCCCTCCTTGTGCTCCAATGGGACACGTTAACTCATACTTTAAACACACCATAAATATATATATTTGATTACAAATTTACGAAAATTTATTGGTGCTAATCAATAAAGCCCCATATCCCCGTTTGATGATGTTTTGTAAAACAAATACCATGGGAGTTGTTATATAAATCAGCAGGTAATATTTCAATCTGTTGTTTATCTTGCTCAATAAAATTAGATAGCGCTATTGGGCCAACAGTTTTTCTTACTATTGTACCTCTTAGTTCTTCTTCGTAATCAGGATAAGCTCTTACTGCTTCAAGGTTTTCAATAATATTTTTTCGGGAGTATGTCAGAAACCGTGTCCAAAACTCTGAGGGTGGAGAAATCATTAAACTATTTTGAACTACTTCATCTCCTGATGAAGCTCCTATAATATATATTTTGTTTTTATCTACTTGATGAAGGAACGGAGATATTAATTCAATATCCATATCTATGTATGCGCCGCCTATCTTTTCTAATATTAAGCTACGAACATAGTCTAACTTAAATATTTTATGAAGCATATTTAAAACTTTATAAAACTCTGGGTCATTACATTTAATAAAGTCATCTATCTCACTATCGTTCCACACCTTTATACAGCAATGCGAACGCTTCCAGGAGTCAAGACATGTATGCCATTTTTGAGACCACTTAGTTTTATCTTCAGGAGCTAGGAAGTGTAACATCATTTAACTTATAGTGTATATAAAAGTTTCTAAAATATTTACCCCCAAAAGGTTCTTTACGCGCATGTTCACAAAGAGCTGACTCATACAGTATCATATCTCCTGGCTGAGCATATACCTTATACCACTCTCCATCGTGTCCTTTAATATCTAATGGCCAGTCATCAGCATACTTTTTATTTTGACAACCGCAGGTTAAATCTTTATCTACAATTATTATAGATGATATATGGTGAGTCTCGATTCTGTCCACATGTTCTGTAAGACTTGAACCTTTTTGATATGACCTAATACCATATATAAAGCTTGGAGTAATATCAGCACCACAAAAATCTCTATGCACAGGGAGCAGTTCTTGATGTAGAATTTCTTTTACTGTAGGTAAATTATCGAAACTTAACATAGTTGTATCCCCTGGTATGTAATGGTCTTTACCTTCAAACTCCTCTTTCTGCTCTTTTATTTTTAATAGACTGTAACATTCTTGAATTAAATTCCACATTTTAGGTGGACACTTTTGTAAAGAAAAACCATTAGGCGTGAGCTTTGGAATAGGACTATCACTATCTACAATAATATTATTATTTACTTTAACAATTTTACTTTCAGGTTTTGGTTCTTCTTGAATTTTAGTTTTTTCTTTATTTAAATCTTTATGTTGCTTCTCATCTCCTGCTCCATCCCATCCATTTTCTCTCCACCAAGATGTAATAATATATTTTTTTCCTTTGACTAAAGGAGTTCCTTCGTGTAGTGTGTCTTC